GAAACAAGGAAAAGGATACCTACTTCTCTCTTGATCACAAAACTGGCTCACGAAAGGGCCGAACCTGGACTGACAAGTTTGCTCTGGCAACAGCCACAGGACTTTACACTCACGTCCTCTACTGCCTGTATCCTCCGGAGAAAGTCCAGGGTGTAAAGTTTCGAGGAACATTCTTCTACAAGAAGCACCAAACAGACCCTTATGATACCTTTGAAGAAGTTCCTTGCTGGATGACTATGAACCAAATGCAGTCCTGGTTGTGGAGTACTGTGTATTATTACAACCTCCTAGAGTCCAACTATGAACTCTTCTCACAATGTACTACTAATGATGATGTGATGATGGCTTTTCCAATGAACTCAGAGAGCTGTACAAAGTACTTTGGTTGTCCATATCATGACTTCTGTACTGCCTGGCCTAATCCACTACGCCGTTGTGAAGATGCTCCTATGGGATTTGAAACTCGCTTCTGGAATCCTCTTGAGGAAGAGTCTAAAGTAATGATGGAAAAGGTGGGAGCCTAATGCCTATTGATGCTAAAGTCGAAGCAGAGAAACTACGTAAAATGTATAAGGCAGCACCCAAACAGGGCTTGACCTCAATTCTAATGACTGGCGAAAGTGGAACTGGTAAAACTTTCTCACTCAAGAACGCTCCATTTCCTGTTCACATAGACTCGTTTGATCCTACTGGAACCAAGAGTGTTAGAGACTATATTGAGAAAGGCTTTATCATTCCTGACATCAGGTTCGAGGAAGAGGATCCTTTCAATCCATCTGCATTTGAACTTTGGACAAAAGAGTTCGAAGCCCGTAGAGTTGGGAAATACTTTAATTCAGTCGGAACATATGTGCTGGACTCAGCAACTACCTGGACTTCAGCTATCATGAACTATGTCCAGGGCAAGCGCAAAGCAGCTGGAACTGTTCCACTTTGGGAAAAGGATTATCACCCACAAAAAGTCCTTATTGAAACCTGGCTTCAAAAGTGCATGAACCTTCCGTGCCATTTTATCCTTACTGCTCATCTTGAGCCACAGAAAGATACAAAAGGAGCTATTGTGTCACGAAGGTTTCTTATGACTGGCAAGAGTGCAATAAAGATTCCACTCCTTTTTGATGAGATCTGGGTAGCAGATAAAAAAGAAACTTCAAAGGGCTGGGAATACTTTTTTCACATCGAGTCTGGTGGAATGCTACTTGCCCGCTCACGACTGGCAGGTACAGGTAAGCTTGCATCCAATGAGCCAAACAACCTAAGGGCTATTTTCAAAAAGGCAGGATTAAACTATGCCGATAAGGAGAGTGTATGATTCTTTTGTTAACTATTTCTGCAATAGTCCTCCTTATAATAACCCTATATCACGACTATAAGTCAAATGATCGTTAAAGAGTACTGGGATGATCCAGTAGCAGCAGAGCGTAAGTTCTGTAAAAACTAAACCACTAAACTAAAAGGAGAACAAATTATGAGCATGATCGATCCGACAGAAATGGGCTTGGAAGAAGCTAACGAACCTTATGCCGTTAAAGCTGGCGAAGAGTATAAACTCGTAATCGTAGACGTAAAGGAAGGTACAGATAAAAACGATCTCGACTATCTGATGCCGAAAATTGAAGTTGTTGGTGAGCCCTATGCCAAGGACTTCTCGTACTTCCTCCACGTCCCGAACGCTAAAAAGATGTCAGTCAAGCAGCTCAACAGAGTGCGCTTTAATTATCGCTCATTCTGTGAGTGCTTCGGCATTGACCTGAGTCGCCCTCATGATCCTAAAGATGAGTGGCCAGGTCATGAAGGCTTTGCAATCCTGGGTGCATCCTCGGATGATCAGTATGGTGAGCAAAACTTCATCAAGAAACTCGTAACACCGAGATAATCTAAAGTAAGTGAGTGAGCATGGTTATGAGTACGACTCGCACACTACTCAGTACCTTAGTGTAGGCCGTTTGGCCTGCATGCAGCACTAAGGGAGAAGTTCCAAAAGTGTGTAGCCATGCTCACTCCTTTGTTTTTAAATCGAACAAAGCATAAAAGGAAATCCACTTTGGAAAGGAGAAATAATGAGTGCTAAAAGGCGGGTAGAAATAGAAGAAGAAGCTCTACAAAAAAGAGTTTCTAAACTAACAGATTTCATAATTTGTGGAGACTATAGAAATTTAAGTACTAGACATAGAGAACTTCTTTTAGATCAACTAATGTATATGAAGAAGTATCTCGCTATTCTTGAAGAACGATTAGTTATCTGGGAGGAATAATATGGCTGGAGAGTATCGTCCTCGACTATCGGTCGAGATTAGTCCTAAACAACAGCTGGCACTGCAAAAGCACCTCGATCATGGTATGCAGAAAAAGGTCTTTAACATTATAGTAGACGACGTAATTAATATGCTGGAACTTCATGGTCGAAACTTTCTTGCAGCTGTAATTTTACACAAACTTTCTTACTCTGAGTTTACATCCTTGGAGATTGATAAAAAACCAGTACTTAAAGGGACTAAAAAAGATGGCAACAATTCATGATCTTCCAGTACCATCTTTTCTCAAGATGAGTACTGAGGAGCAATTTACTCACATCATGGCAGTTAGAAGTCGAAGGAGATATGTACCACCAAAAGCCACATCCACTAAAACTGGTGGCCGCCAGAAGGCAGAGCCTAAACCAAAAAGCGCAGACGATCTGCTTTCCATGCTATCTCCTGAACAAGCTGCAAAACTTTTATCAGAGTTGGAGGGATAAAATGGAAGAATATATAGTCTTATCAGAAGATACTACAAGTATTCAGAAAAAACTAAATCAGTGGAGGCATGACTACTATCTAAATATCATTGGCATGTCAACTATAAAAGACAAAGATTCTTGGAATATAACCCTAACTGTAATCTTAACTCGGACAAGAAAGGAATCGTAATGAAGAACGAAGGCAAACTAGCTTTTATAAAACTTGATGATATTCTTTTTGGTGATAGAAGGAGAGAGGACTATGGCGCTGTTGACGAGCTCGCAAAATCTATCTCGGAGAGAGGTCTTATTCATCCTATTGCGGTACAATCAGACGATGGTGAGCCACCCTATCTCCTGGCTGCTGGTGGTCGAAGGTTCTTGGCTCATAAAATGCTCGGACGGGATACTATCGCTTGTAGGATCTATGACCATCCACTAACTGATCTCGAACTCAAGGCCATTGAACTCTTTGAGAATGTAGATCGAAAAGATCTCACGCCTCGTGAGGACTGCAATCTTAAGCGTGACATTCATAACCTTATGATTGCTATTCATGGAAAGAAAATTTCAACTACTCCAGGTGCCGAGGGATGGTCGATGAGAGACACAGCAGGTGCACTTGGTAAATCCGTGAGCTCTGTAAGCGAAGATATTAAAATTGCTGAGGCAATGGAAACTTTGCCAGAACTTGAGCTGGACAAATGCAAAACTAAAAAAGAAGCACTTAAAGCCATTGAGCGTTTTGAAAATACTATTGTCCGTGGTGAACTTGTGAAGCGAGCTGAAAAAGAACTTGGGACTGACAACTCACGGCTAGCCAGTGCTTATATCGTTGGAGACTTTTTCGAGAAGGTCAAGGATATTCCAAGTGGGACTATTGATCTCATTGAGATTGATCCTCCATATGCTATTGATCTGGAGAATGTAAAATGTCTCAAAGGCACTAGCTACAAAGCCACCTATGGTGAGTCCTATAATGAAATCGCTTCGAGTACCTATATCGACTTCATCAAAGAACTTTTGGTCGAGTGCTATCGAGTAGCTAAACCTGATGCCTGGCTCCTCATGTGGTTTGGTCCTCAGCCTTGGTTTGAGATCATGTATGAACTACTAAACATTCATGGCTTTCAGTGCAGAAGAATTCCAGCCCTGTGGATAAAGGGTGAGTACACTGGACAGTGCTTTCAACCTAATATGTACCTTGGAAACTCATACGAAATGTTCTTCTATGCTCGCAAAGGTAAACCTACTATCAAACAGCAGGGTCGTAAAGCTCACTACATTTGTGACCCAGTCCTCCCAGCTGCAAAGATTCATCCTACTGAAAGACCAGTTCCTCTTATTGAAGAAATCCTCAAGACCTTTGTGTGGGAAGGCGCTAGAGTCCTGGTTCCGTTTGCTGGTAGTGGTAACACTCTCATCGCTGCAGGTAACTGCAAAATGCTACCTATTGGCTATGACTTATCTAATGACTATCGTGATGGCTACGTCTCACGGCTTATTGGAAAGGAGTCACAAAATGTCTGATAATAACTTAATGACAAAGTATGACTTTGAGCTCTTATCTCCTGAAGAGCCCCACAAAGAAATGATCTATCGGCCTGAGCATTACACTCAGTACAAACAGGAACCTTTCACATTCTTCTTCCTTAACAACCTTCCATTTGCTGAGGCTAGTGCCTGCAAGTACATCCTTCGCTGGAGAAAAAAGAACGGTATTGAGGACTTGCAAAAAGCTAAGCGCATCATCGACATGATGATAGAAATGGAAACTCATAAAGATAAGTATATTGCGGAAAAGACATGTCTATAATAAATACCTTTATATACATTATAGGACGGGAGATAAGATTTGTGAGAATCCTGTATTGGAGACTATCTAAAGGTAAATATCTGTGGGGAATATATCAGAATTTATATGATTCGTGGTCACCTTGGAGGCCTAAATGAAACCTGAACTTGAACTATTCATTAAAGATCGCAGATCCTTTGTTCGTCCTGAGGGCCCACTTAACTGTGAGCTTGCTACAGTTGCAGAGCAGCCAGGTCGCCAAGAGATCATAAAGCGACGCCCACTCATTGGTCCTGCAGGTACACTCTATGATAATGCCTTAGCCGCAGCTAATCTCATTCGGGCTAGAATTTATCATACTAATGTTATCAAGGACCTAGACTTGCCATTATCAAA